AGACGGCGTGGATGGAACTGGTCGTGCGGACAACGTAATCAATACGATCAACCGCCGATGCAGCCGTGGACAGAGTAGGCGCGGTTCCGCCCGCAAAATCCCATTGGCTGCCGTAAGTCAATAATCGCCCGCCCGTTGCGTCCTGCACCACAAAGATCGAACCGCTCTGCCCTGCCGTCAAGTTGCTGGGGTTAGCCAGCGTGCATGACGCAGTATTCGCAAGCGTCAGGGCGAAGTTGTTAGCCGTAGCAAAGTCCAGCGTCTTGCTGGTATCGCCAGAAGCAACCGAGATTGCGGAAATCGTGCCGCGTTGTGCTGCCGTAAAGGTCTGAGCCAAGCTCAACAGCGCCAACGTCCCAGAGGCATCCGGCAACGTTGCGGTCCTGTCAGCTGTTGGGTCGGTAACCGCCAGCGTGGTTTCAAAGTCGTTCGCCGTGCTGCCTTCAAACACCAGCGAACCGGCGGTCCCAATTTCAAGCGCACCAGTGACAGTGCCGCCAGCTTTTGCCAAATATGTGCTGCTAGCAGTGGAGCTGCTCAGCAAACCCAAATTGGCGGCGCTGTAATCGCCAACCGTCACCCACGCCGAATTCGCTGCATTCCTCAGCTTTAAGGTGGTGGTATTGGTATCTGCCCACCACTGAAACGCAAACGTGGTAGCGGGTTCCGTGCTGCTGCTGTTATTGCTGACGATTGCGGCGAGGGCGTTGTTCAGGTCGCTCCTGACGGCAGCACCTGTGCCATTAGCAATGTTGTAATCGTGCGTTGCCACAGCCGCCTAGCGCAGTCTTTTGTCTACTCTACCCAGCCTTGCCATAGCCAACAGCACTCCAGTTGAAATTACGATCCACTGCCGTGTCGCTGCTGTTCTTAAATGTCACAGTAAAACCGGTGCCGCTGACACTGCTGACCTCGAAGTAATCCCCGCTCTGCATGTTCTGAGCCGTGATGCCAATACTGGGCAGGTTGCTATTGGTCCCAAGCAGTGATGCCGTACCAGTAAAGAAGGCATTGCCAAAGGTGATCGCCTTAGCGCCTGCACCACTAGCGACAGCCTCGCTGCTCTGTTCTTGACGGCGGGCGAACTGCGCCAGATACCCCAATTCATCGACAAGGATGTTCTGGGCGGTGTCGCTGCTGGTTAGTTCAGCCTTGAACTGGAATGCCCGACCCTTAAAGGTGCCGTTGGCAAAATCCTGCCAGCTGGTCCAAGTTGGTGTCCCAGTCGGGTCGTCATCAGTGCGGCGCACCAGCAGCTTGGCATTAACCTTATCCACGGTGTCACCGTCGAAGTCTTCCCAGTCGTCGATCAGTTCGGTCTTGGCGTCAATCAGGTCGCCGGGGTAGAAACCGCGAGTGACAAACCGCCGCTCCAGATCCAGCGAAAACACGCCCTCAAGATCCAGCGTGTCGGTAAAGGCATACTCACCGCTGGCAGCAATAGCGCCAGTGAAATCAAAACTGGGCAGGTTATCAATATCAGTGACATCATCTATCTCATCTGTGCCGTCCAGCGTCAGCGCATCAAATTCTTCGCTATAGAAAGTGTCAGTTTTTTGACCCTGGAATGGCGGGGCATCCTGATCCTCTCGCCTGTTCTGCAGCAACAATCGCCCAAGGGTGTCAGGCAGATCAATAATCAGGCTGGTTTCAGTGGTGCTAAGCCGTCCGCCATCATCAGCAAATTTGGCAAAGACCTGACCTTCAATCAGCGGGATCTTGGCGCTAGTGGCAGAACCAGCAACAGCTTCAATCAGGTCAACCGAATTGCTCCAGGTGGCGCTGCCATCGGTCAAGTTGGAATGGCGGATATAAACCCGGCCGCCGTTCTTAACGTCCAGCTCAGTGGTCTCATCCCACTTGAGCATTCCCTCTTTTTCATTGGTAGCTTCAAAGCGCAAGTTTTGCACTTGCTGAGGGACTGCCGTTTTACCGATAGCGTTAAAGGTCAGGCTGGCGAAATCAGTCGATGGCCTGCCAAGTGCGTTGATTGAATAAACTTCGACCTCGTAACGAGTGTTGGTTGTATTCAGAATTTCATAGTCTGGACGATTGACGGTCTCTAGGTTCCAGTTGCCGTTTTGCTCACGCCAGCGGACTTTGTATTGAGAAACGCCAACGATTGACTTCCAGCTAAGAATAATTTTGACAAGCGCTTTGTTGTTCTGTTCGTAAAAACGCTCCTGCCCAGTAAGATTCTCCGGCGGGTCAGGAACAGGGTTTAGGTCGGTTACATCCCGAGCCTGCAAATCAACTCCACGCTCGACGTAGGCATATTTAGTGGCGTTGTAGGCCAGCGCTGTGATGCCGTAAATGTGACCCTCAGTTTCTTGAACTGTCAGGACGCGCCATTGCGATGTCTGAATTGTTGTCGTCTGAATAATCCAGACGCTGTTTTTGTTTGGCTGGGTTGTCCAGTTTTCGTCAACCGTAATCAGCGTTCCCGTGCGGCTTGTGACGTTCTTGGTTTCAACAGAACCATCCGGCAAAAGCACGCTCAGTGTGGCATTGCTAGTCGGCAGATTTGTCGCATCATCAACTGAAATTGTCTTGGCGCCAGATCCAACAATTCGGCCGCCATAACGAACGCCAGCCCGTACAGGGTCGTTAATGTCGATGACGCTGCCAGGTCGTACTAATGTCCCGGCCTCGATGCTTGCTGCAAAGCTGACGATCTCAGTTTCGTTCTGCTCGCTATACAGCAGCCATTCACCAAGGCGATGCGCTTGACCGCGTGATGTGCAGGCGAATGCTTTTACTTCAGTGGAAACAACCCCGTACTTTTCAATGCCTGCGCGATCTTCTACGACCTCGTAGTTGATGTCGCGGGTGGCCATGTCGAGATAGCCGACGACAGCGACCGTGTGGCGGGTTTTGAGGTCAGAGCCGGAATAGGTGAAACCAGGCTCAACAACATTGGCGCGAGTGAAAAGATAGGTCGAGTCTGTTGGCTTATCCTGCGCGATTGTCATTGCGCCAGTTGACCAGTACGGCTGGCAACGCATCACGCTGCACAAGTCGTTAATCAGCTTGTATGCCTCGTATTGGTTTTGGATTAAAACGTTGCAGCTAAAACGTGGTTCTGTGCCACCAAAACCGTCATCAACCAGCGCTGAGCAGTATTGGCTAGCGGCATAAAACGCGAACTTGTCTAGTTGCGCTGCGTCAATATGGTTGCCAAATCCGTAACGGGTATTGGTCAGAAGATCCCACAAAATCCACGCTGGATCGCTGCACCACTGAGCAGCGCCAAAAGTGCCAGTCCAAGCGCCTTCGTAGGTGACTCTGCCGTTGTCTGCGTCAACCGTGGCATTGTTTGGCAGGGCAACCTTAATGCCCCGAATGCGATAGGTACGCGCTGGGATTGAATTAAATTCTTCTGCGTCAAACCGCAGACCAACCAAAGCGCTATTGGGATATGCAAATTTGGTATTGATCAGCTCTGTGTAACTGGTCCAAACAAAGTCATTCGCAACGTCTTCGCCGGAGTCTGGGCTGATGCGGCTGACCTTAAGGTCAATCGGAAAATCGCCGTCAAATTCAATAACGTAGTCGCGCTGATATGCATCAGCAGTTCGACCCGTAATCGTGTCAGTTTTAACCCTTGTAAAACCGCCGCCGTTGTATTGAACATCAATCCCTAGCTGAACACTGCTACCGATCAAGTCACCGTTTGCGCCAAACTGCTCTAGGCGCGGGACCGTAATTGTGACCCGTGCTGCGTCAACGTTGACATCGGTGATGGAACGAACAACCGCTTGGCTGCTTACGTCTTCGTTGGTATAAGTCCAAGCGACATTGCCGCTAGCAGTGATTTCCGCAAAGCCGTTGTAAGTAGAGCCAGCCTGTGTACCAGAATCAGCCGTGACAGTGAAATAAAAGGTCTCGCTGCGAGAAAGCCCAGTCAAAGACAGAGTGAATGAGCCTGAAGCTCCAGTGCCGTACTGACTGCCAACTAAAGTGTCGCTGCTGTCGTAGACACGAAGGGTTTGACGTAATGCGGGGGCTGTATCACCGCCCCAGGCGTAACTCACAGTGACCGTTAAGGTCTCGCAGTCCGTAACACCTGTTGCGACAGTCCCGCTGCGGCTGTCGTTTTCTCGTTGTGTGGTGAAGCCATAGCTGGCAGTGTCTCCGCTGCCGTTACGAACAAAAATGCCAACGGATTTAATATCCTCTACAGTGCCAAAACCGGGGATATAGTCTTGCGCTTGCGTGCCATAGCGCGGCGTTACTGTGACATTCTGGAAGTTGTAATCGTTGCCCTGCGGGTTAGTTGGGTCGGCGCCGCTTCGCAGGATTGGCGTATTGGTTAGATAAACATCTTTCAACAGTGCGACGTTGTAGGCATCGGTGCCACGGGTATAGTCACGCGCTGACGGGAAACCTTCAATCTCGCCTTCGCTAATTAGATCGAGAATCCGACCAAACGATTTGGACGCGAGGTTATCCGCCTGCTTGATCGGCGTGCGGGATGCGGCGTAGACCTGAACGCTTTGATTTACGTTGACGGTCTGGGACTGACCACCACCGCCACCAGCACCCGCAATCCGTTTGGTCATGATCAAATGTTGTCGGTGTCGATGCCAGCAGAGATCACGATGGATCCAACGTAGGTCTCGCCGTAAATCAAAGGTACTGGCACCCCTTGCTTACTAGTGTTTTGAATCCCGCTGAAGCTGTAAGACTTTTGCGGATCAAGTTCGGTGTTTTCAGTGCTAGCAAAGCGAGAGCCGACGCCGGTTGAAAGGTTGCCAACCTGACCCAGCTGAGGCGTGGGGGTCAAAAGTTGGGAGACGCCGCTTAGCGCCAGTGCAACACCTACTGATCCAACAAATCCAGCAGCAAGACCACCAATTATTCCTGCTCCACCTGAAGCCAAACCAGCACCCAAGCCAAGAAAACCACCAACGGCCGGACCCAAAACAATGGCTGTTGCGACCAAAGCAACACCAGCCAAAATTTTTCCAACCCCGCCACCTGCACCTCCCAAAACCGGGACGATCTTGATCGTTTGGCTTGCCGGATGATTGATTTCGTCTAAACCCGAAGCGTATCCATCAACAATTACCTTGTAATGGTGGTCGGCCATGTGCTGCTCTAGACCGGCAAAATTCACCAACAGCATGCGCACCGCTTCTGCCGCACTGCTGATCTCAGCCATGAAACTACGCTGACCAACAAACTTGGCGAGCGGACCGTACAGCCTAACTTCGCGTTCCATGCCTTAAAACCTTCCCAGTGCATTTTAGAAGCCACTCACCCAATAAATCACGGCTCGACAGGCGACCTCGGAGATGATGCAAAACCACTTGATCACCTAGGTAGACGCCGACGTGATTGAGCTTGTTTGATTCAATCGCCATCAGCAACGCATCACCGCGTCGCATTTCTTCGCGTTCTACTTCAAAAAATCCAGCATCACGCCAGCAGTCATCAAACATTGGACTGGCGTTGAACTCTTCCGGTGTTGTAGGTCGATCCCAGTCAGGCAGTTCAATGCCCTGTTCCGCGTACCAGTCTCGAACTAACGTCCAGCAATCCGTCACACTCCAAACCCATTCTCTTCCGATCAGTGGAGCCTTAAAACCTTCTGGTTTGCATTGTCCCCACTGTTCCGTTTTTGGGTTGACGATGTACCAGGGCAAGCCTGACTTTTCGCACGCGACGCGATCAGCTTCGCTCGGGATTGGTGGAGTGACCGGGTGGCTATGCACCACGCCAACCACTTCCCCTTTATCTTCTGCGTCGGCGTAACCTTGAGGATCGAGAATGAAAAACTCTGTTCCTTCGGCAAGGTTTTTGCACGGGACGTAGCGCTTGCGTCCCTTTATAACGACCAGCAAACCGCAAGCCTCGCGTGGGTCTTCCGCTTTGGCGTGTTGCAGTGCAGCTGCCTTAGAGGTTGGATTCATCCGTTAAACGCTCCGATCCCTGGGAAGCTGCCGAAGGGTAGTTGGGCAGTATCGCCAAAACGGGCTTGGCAGCTGCTTAGACGCTTGCCGCAAACATCGTCAGCGCTATCAGTTACGGGGTTGTCATTCTCATCAAAGTAATCGGTCCCCGTATAGCTGCATTCAGAACTGCGGTAGACCCACTGGCACATGTTGGCCAAGCATTGACGCTTAGGACTACGAACCCCAGCGAGGTCAAATGCAGCCGCCGCTTCAAACTCAACAACGTCGCGGTTTTCAACTACTTTCCGCGATAGATAGTAAATCTCTGATGGGAAAGTTGCAGTTGTATCGGGCGTACCGTAAGGATTAGTGCCGCCGGTAAAATTTACGGCGTCGATATACCTGACCAGAGTTCGAATCCGGGTCAACTTGGCTCCTGTTAGATCGTTACCTGGCGTAGTGTCATTTACGTCAAGCAAAATTGCCGTAATGCTGCCAAGCAGGTTGGCAACACGAACACGAGGGCGGGGAAGCTGACCTTGGCCGTTGTACTCAAAACCCTCAACCTCAATCGGGAGCTTTGTGTAGGTATTGCCATCCCAAACAAGATCGCCGTTAGTGCTTAAAGCATTTGTACCGGCGTGAAAACGATAAGTGAAAGCGCTGCCATGCAATGCAACGGTCGTCTCCAACTCAAACAGCTCGATAATGCTGCTTGGGTTAACCTTTTGCAGTTCAGATGTAGGGACTGCCATTAGGGTTCAAAGACTTGACGGAAGGTGGCTTGAATTGTGTTGATATTTGCGGCAATTAGAGTTGTTGACCATTCATCACATACCCATTTGCCTGCACTTCCGCCTGGTGGTGTCCAGTCAAACGATTCAGCCGCACTACGTGCTTCTAAGAAATCACGGATGTTGTCCCGCTCAGTATCAGTGCGGTTTGCAAAAGTTAAACGCCATTCAACTTGGTTTGTATTTAACCCATACGCCAAACGTTGTTCATAGCCATCACCAAATTTGACCGTGCGCACCCTGGGCCGCTGCGACTCGATAGCGTTGAAATCAGGTGTGTAACTGAAGGTTGCCATTGTTCTTAAGCGAGCAGACCACCAGGACGCCGTTGCTTAATTATCTCAGCCTGAACAGCAGATGACACTGCCCTTCCTAATGCATTGGCGCGAGTGTCATCACCCTGGGTTTGTGTTCCCTTGGCATCAACGTTGACGGTGACGTTGGTAGAGCCTCCTGCGCCGTTCTGCATGCTCACTGGGATGCTGCGGCCATCAGGCAGTGGCACATAGGCCTCAGGCGTGCTGCCCTCGCCAAACATGGCCAGCTGCGGGCTATTTGCAATACCGCCCCGTGCATAGCGTTTGAGGGCTAGCGGGCCGTCCTCGGTCATGATGCCGCCGTTGGCAAAGCCCATGAAGCCGGTGCCTTGGAAGATGCCCTTAAGGGCGTTGAACATCGCAAAGCGGACAAAGATGCGTGCGAGATCTTGTAAGACGGTCTTGGCAAAATCAGCGAACGACGCTTTGCCGGTAGTAATGAAATCGGCTAGGGCATCAGAAGCGCTGCCAAAGGCATTGGCTAATGCACCGCCGAGATTGCCGGCGAGATTGCCCATCGACTCAATGCCAGCCTGGAAAGCATTGTTAAAGTCTTTGCCAAAGTCTTGTGCGCCTTTTGCAACCTCTTGAAGCTTGCCTCTGATTTTGTCCAGCAGTTCAAGAACAGCCGGGTCAGTGATGTCTTTAAAAGCGTCCAGCTCTGCAAGTTCACGTTTTGCTATTAATATTTTTGCCTCTTTTTCGTCAATCACTCCCAGAGAAATCGCTTGATCTTGAATCTTTTGTTTTAGTTTTTCTTGTTGATCGCTGTTCTTAATTAATTGCGTGCCAATCCCTTTAAGGAGATTTGCAATCAACTGAGTGAGGGCGGATTGCGCGTCACTTAACCGCAATTCTTTGGTGCTGCTTGTAATTCTGCCCGCGTCAAAGTCCTCTTGTATTTGTTGCTGCTGTATCTGAAAAGCAAGTTGTGCAGCTTGAATTTTTAAGCCTTGATCTCTAGCTTGATTTCTTTGCAGCGTAAGAGCCAAGATCTCCTTACTTGTGTCAACAGGTTTTTTGCCTTTGCCATCTGCTTCTGGAGCTGCTCCGGGCAGGCCCCTGGTGCGATCCTCGTCAACGCCTGCGCCAATCGCCAAACGCTCGCGTTCTATTTTTGCTCTAGCAAGATCTTGCGCTAAAGATGCGCGAGTAAGCTTCAATCGTTGCTTGGTGCGATTGTCCCTAGTGGTTTCAATTTTTTCATCTATTTTTGTAATTTGCGCCTGAATATTTTCAACCTCACCAGAAAGATCAACCTTAAATAGCTTATTCAGTGCTACCGCCGCATCATTGATTAGATTAATAATTCCGGTGAAAACGTTTTGAAATGCTGCACCGATAGGCGCCAGCAACTTACCCACGTTTTCACTCAACTTGCTCAAGGCAACCTGCAAACGATCACCAGCAGCAGCAGGACCATTGACAATTGCGGCAGCCGATTTGCCGTAACGGCTGAACAACAGTTCAGAGAATGCTTGGAAATCTTGCAGGCTGACTTTGCCTCCCTCAAGAGCCTTATCAAGCTCTGCCGGGGTCATGCCCAGCGATTCCGCAAATAACGTAAATGCACCAGGCAGGCGTTCACCAATTTGCTGGCGAAGTTCTTCTGCCGAAACCTTGCCTTTGCTAAATACCTGCGACGTTGCGGTCAGTGCTGAGTCAAGATCTTGCAGACTGCCACCTGTACCCCTAACGCCAGCAGCAATACCCTCAAAGGCTTGTTTTGCGTCATCGATATCACCACCTGCACCAATAACTGATGCAGACAACTTGGTAAATTGCCTGGTGATAATTTCCTGTGGAATTGCAAACTGATTTGACAGCTGCTCAACAATTTTTAGCGAGCGAGCGTAGCTTTCGTAATCCTCATTAAGACCAGCAAGTGCAATTCGTTGCTTCTGCAGTTCTGCTGCATACTCAGCAGTTGCCCCAAGTTGTTGCCTGAGTTGACCAACCTGCGCACCAATTGCGCCACCAACTGCAGCACCAACAGGACCACCGGCAATCGCACCAATACCGGCACCTAATGCACCTTCGGGACCACCAAAGATTCCTGCAGCTGCAACGCCACCAACACCCTTGGCAATACCTGCAAGTCTGCCGCCACCCCTTTTGCCTTGAGCCTTGCGGGCTGCACGCTCAAACTTATCGGCCTCTCTTGTAGCTTCTCTAAATTCTCTACTTGTTACATCAAGATTATTTGCCAGCTCACGCAATGCAGATGCATAATCTCGCATCCCATTGACACTGCGCGTAGCTGTTGCTTGCTGAGCTTTAAACTCCGCACTTAATTGTTTGAAATTTCTCTGCGCAAAATTTGTATTCTGTGCAAGCTTTTGCAAGCTCGCGCCTAGCCGCGGGATATTTTCAGCGTTGTCAGTTTTGACAAGAAGGCGGATTGTCGATTGAACGGTCATTTGCGGTCCGCGTTCATGATGGCAAGCGTTGCCAGTTCCATGATCTGTACGCCTTCAAATATGGCGACAGGATCCTTCACTGCATACAGCTTACAGAGCCATTCCAAGCTCGGGTAGTTCAACCCAACAGCGCCACTCATGCCCGTTGTCCATTGCGTAGCCATACGCATGAACATGATCACAATGTCCCAGTTTTCTTCCCACACTTCAAAATCACGATCTCGCTTTTTTGCAGCAAGCTCCGCGATGGCCTCAGGCATCAAACCCAAAGCCTTTAAGTCGTCGTCAGTCTCCTCATTCTCGCCACCCGCACCGCAGTAATAACGGGCGGCGTCTTTTAGTTTTTTGCGGGTGCGCCAGTGATGCTGTCTGCGTAGGCAGAGATCAATGCCCGCACAACGTACGGGTCGTCAGTCAAAAGTTTTTTGGTTTTGACGGTGAAAGGAATCTCCTTACCGTCTTCATCAGAAATGCCGTCCCAACCCTCAAGGATCGAGTCGATCAAGGCATCATCACCCTGCTCGACAAGATCATTGAAGGCGGAACGGCTCATCTTCTTGAAGACCGCCTCGAACGTTTGTTTGTCAAACTTGCCGCCATCGATCGGTGTTTCCACCGTCACAGGCCACTTGTAAGAGGCAGTCTTCTTGAGGACGAAGGCCATGCAGTTTAGGTGTATGCAAGCGTGAACTCGTCGTTACCCGAAGAAGAGGGTACGAGAGTATATGGCAGGTTCAGCATAACAACGCCTTGGTCTTCTGAGTAGCTCGGGTTGCCCAAGCTGATTGCACCAGAAGCAGAGGCGAGAGCAATAATGTTGCCTGCGGTGTCGCCGTGGGTGATGCTCAGTGCGCCAGTAGTACCAGCAACAGCATCGGCGAAGAAGTCGTGAGTCGCCAGAGTCGGCATCTCAACCACCAAGGTGCCGCTTGCAGCACGGTTAACGATGCTGACCTCTTTGTCGCTGTTCACCAATTCCCGGTACACCACCTCGTTGCCGAGATCAAGCGTGCAGCTTTGCAGTGCAAGACCGGTTTCGCCGTAAAGGCTGAAGGTCGGGGTGTTGGTGTCGTTGAAGATTTCAGGCGCAGCCTGGTTGGTAAACGTGGTGGTCGGATCAGCGGTGTCCGTAGGTGCCACGTACTGACCGGTCATGGTGAAGTTGATGACCGGGATTTGGTTGGCATTCAGGTTGATGCTGAAAGTGCCTCGTGCGCCAGTCACTTTGTGGCGAACACCATCCGTGGAGTAGTAGATACTGACGCTGTCAAAAGAAGTAGAAACCGGAGCGTAAGTAACCGAGGTAGAGGCAACGACGGTTTCGGAGAATCCACAGGCCTTAAGCAGTGCGCCGTAACGAGGTGCAGTGCCAGCAGTACCAGATCCTGAATACTCAACCTCGAAAGTGACCACCACGCGAGTGTTGGCAATCAACTGAGGTGAGTTACCTAAATACGTGCGAACAAGATCACGGTTGAGAACTTCAGACTCAACAGGGGTGATCTCAAGGTTCCGAACTTGAACGGCGTCACTGCCAGCCGGAGTGGAATCCGTGCCGTAGGTGCTTTCTGCCTTAACAAGGACGGTCCGCTTCCGGTAAAGCTTGGCCATCGTTTTGGTCCGCTAGTGGATCAGTTTCTTTCAACAGTTTAAGCTCGCCCGTCTCAACGTCAAAGAGGTACGTACCTCCAACGCCGGGATTAGGGATAGGCTTGGGAGTTTTCCTCTTAGCCATGAGATTAATTTGTTGAAGTTAGGTCAGTGCGGCCAGAGCGGTACATGACCATGTAATCCATACTAATGACACCGAGAGGCACATCAGCCTCATACAAATTAAATTCAACGCGATCTGGGTTTATATCGATGGCGTTGCCATTGCAAGTTGGATCACCCATGACCCTTGAATGCACTTGCTGAGTAAATGTGTCTGAGGAGTCATCTGGGACACTTGCGCGAACAATCACTGTTACGCGAACACGAAGCGTCCATTGCAGAAGGTTGTAAATCTGTTCTGAGGGTTGATCATTGACAGGCTCAACAATGATCGCCGGGGCTTCACCACGGGCCAGTGGCTCTACACGTGAGCGATAAATCGTCGCGTCCGTGATGTTGTCCAGATTGGTTTTGATCCGGGCAAGAATTTTCTCGCGTACTGTGTCAGCCATCGTTATGCAGCAGCAACCTGAAACACGTTGCAAACAACGCTAGGTCGGCTTGGACGAGCGTAAGGGCTGGTAATCGCAGCGCCTGCTTTCAACGTAACGTTTGCATCACTTGTTGCCCAAATCAACTCGATATAGTCGTTGCGGGCAAGCACCAACGTGTGATCAAGCAGCAAGTTGTTATTACCTGGAACGCCGCCATGCGATTCGATGACGCTGACCGCCGTAGTAGTCAAAGGGACATCGCCATCACTGC